TATGACGACTAAAAAATATGGAATCGTCATCATTATTTAATCCTGGTTTCTTAGGAGGCAGTTTTTATTGGTTTATAGGCCAAGTTGCTGACGATTCAACGTGGAGAGAAAATCAAAATCCTGGTAAATTTGAAGAAATTTCAGAGATGCCAGCATGGGGATATCGATATAAAGTTAGAATAATTGGTCAACATGAGCAAGATGAATCAGAAGTAACAGCAGAGGATCTTCCTTGGGCTCAGGTGATGTATCCTGTGACTGCTGGTAGTGGTCAGGGTGGATCATATCAATCACCTGCTATTAAACAAGGGATGTTTGTTTTTGGATTTTTTCTTGATGGAAAGGATCAACAGACTCCTATAATCATGGGTTGTCTTGGTAACAATGCTAAAACAAAACTAGAGAGAAAAACAGGAACTGAGGGAAGTGGTGGAAAGAATTTTACCCCACAAAGTTTTTATTCTAAAAATCAAGACGAAGAGCCTGTTGAACAAAAACATCTTAAGGATGGAGATCTCGCACCTAAACAAGCAGGGAATAGAGCATTTAGTTCCTCATCAAAATCAAATGTAACTGTAGAAGCATCAGATGCAAATAATATAAAGACAATTGCAGACAGAAAAAAATATGATACGTTAACTGAAAAACATTCACTTGGTTGCCCTAACCCTGATACTCAGTCTGATACAAAAAATATGCAGACTGTGATATCAACGTTAACTAAAACAATAGAATCATTTCAACAATCTTTAACAGATGCTGATGCTGCTGTTGGTTTACCAATATTAAAAAACGATAAAAACATAGACAAAGCGATTGACAATGCATCCCAAGAGATGGCAAAGTTCATGAAGGGTACGATGAATAAACTTCAACAGTTTACAACTAAGGAGTTTAATGAAAAACTTGCACCCATGGAAAATCTTGCTCCACCATCACATTCTTTGGAATTGTTGAACAAAAAAGTAGAGGGTCTTGAGAAAATTGCTTGTATGTTTAATGGTATGGCAGGTCTTGCACTCGCGGGATTAATTGCTGCTGCATTAAGAAGAGCATTTAATAGAAAAAAGAAAAGAGCAGAAGAAGCAGCTGCTAATCGTTCTGTATCAAATGCGGGAGTTGTTAATGCAACTTTAGCAGCTGGAATCGGAACAGACGGTCTAGTAGGAACAGATGCAGTGGTAGGAGGAACAGATATTCTAACAGGAACAACAGAATCAAGAGTTGGTATAACCTCTTCTCAAACAATACCATCAACTCCTGTATTAGATACACCTGGTGCTAGTGACGTTCCACCTCTAACTGCTGATGGATTTTATAGACCTACACCACTCTGCGAAACAGAAGAAATTGTTGGTGAAGTGATGGGAGGAACAATTAACACGATCATGGCAGGGTTTGATAGTGCGATTGGCCCTGTAATTGATGAAATTCAAAATTCTTTAGGAGGATCTTCTACTGAAACTGGATCAGAAAATGTGGGTACAATTGATCATGCCATAAACGAAAATAATGTTCTTTCATCTTTATCATCTGGTGCTTTAATTTTAAGTTTCTCTCAATCTGTAGCAGATCAAGCGGGAATAGATCCTAATAGTGTAGGTGATTCAAATCGTTATTGGGCAGATGGTAATTATGGTCGTGGATTAACTGGATTTATTGATGCTGCTGGTCAAAATACTCCAGATAACCAACAATTGATTGCAAATGCACTATCTTTAATTGATGATAAATCAAATCCCACTGGTATTGCAGAAGGGTTAGCTCTAACATCAAACGTATTAGGTGTTAATCAAAATCTTTTACTTGGGATTGGTCTTGCTTTTGCAGCAATTAGAAGTGGTGGTATTCCAGATTTAATTTCTTCTGTTGGTAATCTTGCTGCATTTAATCCAAGAATTTTAAATGCTGTTGTTGGTGGTGGTGCTGCACTTGGTGGTGGTGCACTAGCAGGTGGGATAGGTTTGGGTGCGTTAGGTGGTATGAGTTTTGATATTGCATCGGCATTAAATTTTGTTAATTCAATAACTAAAATATTTAATTGTGATCCTGACCCAGAGTGTTCTCCTAATGATGAACATACAATGCAAAGTGGAGGTGGATCAGCTGGTAGACCTAGCACTTCATCTATCGCAGAGTCTGCTAGAAACATATCAGGATCTGTTAAAGAGAGAAAATCATATGGAACTGGTATAGAAAAGTTGAATTCTAGCAAAGAAGGTGTTAAAATTAAGAAAAAATTTGCCAAACCAAAAACAAGAACACAAGACTTAACTAATCTTGTTGGATATGTTAACGGTCAACCATATTATGGCCCATTTCACATTCATGAGAGAGAGGATGGAAGAGTTGTTAAAATGGTTGGTATCGCACATACAACAACTCCTCACGAAATCATATATGATACAGTTCAAGAAAGTCTAGACTGATGCCAGTAACACAAACTTCATTCGATAATATTAAAGTAGGATATATCAGCGAAACTGATGGATATATTCAAAACGTTTCAATTGCTGATGCAAATGCGTATGCAGAGTTAAATCCAGATACAGAATTTATTTTTATTGATGGTGATGAGAAAGTTAGATTTTTGACAATTAATGAGGTCAACGCATTAACTCCCAAAAATCTACTTCGATCTGATCCTTGCCTAACTGGTGATCAACCTTGTGGCCCACCAGAACTTAAATTTTTTGGAGGTGGTGGTGTTGGAGCAATTGGAAACCCAGTTGTGGATGTTAATGGTAATTTAATCGCTGTTGATCTTGTGAGTGGTGGTTTTGGATACACTTCACCACCACAAGTTCAAGTGATTGATCCTTGTAATAATGGTAGTGGTGCTGTTCTTCAAACAATATTAGGAGATGAATTAACAACAGGCACAGTTACAGGTGTTCAACTTCCGTCAGGAAATCAGTTTGTATCAGGTGTATCAGGAAATCAGTTTGCATCAGGAAATCAATCAACATTAGGAACTGGTAATGTAGGAACTGGTAATCTGGGAACTGCTGATTTAACTGGTGTTGTTGTTCAAGTTATTGTTAGAGATAGCGGTCAGGGTTATCTTCCACCACCACAAACTGTTCCGCAATATCCTGCTGTTCTAGAACTTACAGGTGTGACTGTCACAAATCCAGGTTTCAATTATGATGGCAATGCTGATACAATAGAAATAATACCAAGTAATGGTAGTGTTCTCTCTTATGATCTTGATCCTTTTGGCAAGATCAAATCTGTATCGGTAAACAAAGGAGGTAGATTTACGGAATTACCACGAATTAGAATGAATACAGAGACTGGATTGAATGCATCTTTTGTTCCTAATTTTAGTATTATTCGTGACCCACAACCAGTCGATCCAGTAATAACTCAAGAAGATCTTGTTCAAGTCTTTGATCTTGTTGGGTTAAATATAAATGGTTACATTGATGGTAAACCTTATTATGGTAACGTCTATTATGTAAATGGTATTAGATATGCAGGAACATCTGCACAAACATCTGGAACTAACATCATAGTTTATGATACTCGACTCGCAAGTCTTCAAAAAAGATTTGATGTTGTTAGAACAGTTACTACGGGTGATGTGGAGGAACCTGTAACTGAGATTGAGACTAGAGAGGATACAGTAGAAGCTATCAGTTCTCCAAGCAGAGGAAGTTACTCTACAACACCGACAAGTGCTCCATCAACAACACCAACAACGAGCACACCAAGCACAACACCAGCGTCTGGAGGAACTTATTCTGCACCAGCAACACCAACACCCGCACCATCATCAACACCATCAACACCAGCACCTAGCACACCTAGCCCAAGTAGTGGCGGTGGCGGTGGTGGCTACGGAGGAGGATACTAATGTCTGAGAAAAAGAATTTTTGGAACCAAGTATGGAGTGCCATGAATGGCAGCATTACTTTTGGTAAACTAAGCCCAGAGGGGGATGTGACTTCTAGTGTTGCGATAGAGGCAAGAGACGGAAGACACTTCATGTGTTTTGATGAAGATGGCCCAAGAACTGGTTACACTTTAATGAGTGCACCTGGTTCTACCTTTATTCATAGTGGAGAAGATTTAGAACAGCAGCAGGAAGCAATTATGATTCTTGCTAAGAATGGTGACATACATCTCAAAGCAACTAAGGGTAAGATTAAATTAGAGGCACTTGATATTGAACTCATTGCTAATGGAAATTCACCACAAGGTGTGATTTGGGCAAATGCATACGAGACCTTGAAACTTGACTCAAAAAATGTTACAATAGATGGTAAGCAATCTTGTAAAATTATGACATCTGGTTTGATGACAATTAGAGGAAGTCTTGGAATGCAAATGCTATCACCATTGATAGAGGGAGTTTCCCGTGCATTGACAAAAGATAAACTACCAGAACCAGCACAAACAAATTCAAAGAGTATCTAATATGGCATTTGCATTCGACGAAATATTCGCATACGGTGGGCAACTTATCGTTGCTGCTAAAAAAAGAGTTCCTAAAGCACTAGGAATAGGAGAGGAGAAGATTGACCACTCTGCATATATTGAGGGAAATACACAGATAGGAAAAGTAGATGCTTTTTCATCTGCTGTGGCAACTTTGATGGTTGGTAGAGAAGATACTAAGGGAACACCTAACGCGATAGAAACAAGGGGTAACGTTGATATTATAGGTGATAGTGGAACTACCAATGCCCTCTATGTAAGTGGTGGATCTGGTGCAAACACAGTTCATATTATCGGAGATCTTTATGTAAGTGGATCTACTGATACTGGCAATAAAGGTAGACTTGCTTCTAGATTTAGTTCTGCTGATGCAAGACCAAAACCATTTGATATTAAACACCCAAGTAAAGAAGGATATAGATTAAGGTATGCTTGTATTGAAGGCCCAGAGGTCGGTGTTTATTGTAGAGGAAGAGTTAGAGGAGAGAAAATAATAAAGTTACCAGACTATTGGAAAGACCTTGTAGATATTGAGAGTATATCTGTTCAACTACAACCAATTGGTGCACATCAAGATGTAATTATAAAAAGATGGGATGATCAATTCATTTATTTACAAGCACAGGGTGGTATGCCCGTGAATTGTTTCTATCATGTCTATGCTGCAAGAAAAGATGTAAACCCATTGTATGTTGAGTATGAAGGTGAAAGTTGGAAAGATTATCCAGATCCAAACTTTAATCCAGAAACTGCACCCGATCCAGATAATCCAAACTTCAATGATCCAAACTATAGACCAAAGAGAAATACTATAACAATTTGAAGAAACTAATTTATATTCAAGAGAGGTTTTTAGATCCTTCTCTGTGTATTCCTTTCATTGAATTGGCAAAAAGAAATAATCAAGAGATGCCATATGGTGATGAGAGTCGTGGTGGAGATACTTTTTTAACAACAGTCACACATTCAAATCCAAATGAAAGTTTGGCAAAAGAGATGGATGTTCCAGAGCCTGATGGTAATTATGGTGCTATCTACTTAGGTGGTAATGTTGATCCAACTACAATAGAAGTTAATGATGATGAACTATTCAAAACTGTGGTTCATGGTGTGACAAACTTATGTAAAAGTTTTGATCCTGACATAATATTAGACTATGTGGGTGTGGTTAGATGGCCCGTGGGAACATTTATGAAACCGCATTTTGATAAGAATGATGTTCATGGTGAAGATGTATTTGCTGCCATGTTATATCTAAATGATGACTTTGAGGGTGGATCTACAGTGTTTGAACACATGGATGTTAAACCAGAGGCAGGTAAACTTATCGTATTCTCAAATTCAAAATATCTTCATCATGTGAGCAAGGTTGACAGAAGTGAGAGGTATGTGTTATCATTCTGGTATAAATATCCCAAAACTAATGAATGATGCGTATTTGACACGTTGTGTTGTCGATCCACTCAAGCGTAAAATTTATCTGTATTCTAGTGAGGGTGATGAGAAAACAGTAGACTGTGAAACCGTGGATCAGTTTATGAATATGTTACTGTTTGTGCGTGATACAGCAGGTGATGAGGTGTTATCATACGTTGATCCTCTTTGACGGCCACCAAAATCAGCTTTAGCTTACAAAAAGGCGGGAAAAAAATCCCGCCAATTTTTTTGCCCTATTAGTTTTTTTATAAATACCTAGAGCAAAGTAAAAGCATAAAAAAATAAAATGGGTCTTTCCAGATTAGAGAATTTTTTAAAAAATGTTAGAGGGAACATTTTATATGTTAGCCCTAACGATTTGGATGCGACTGATAGTATTGAGAATAAGGGTAATTCTCTAACTCGCCCATTCAAGACTATTCAAAGAGC